ACTTAGCCCCAATGTTAATTTTTCTTGTTTATTATTTTTACTAATGTATGGAATTTCAATAGAAATATTGTTTAACGCACCCGGATTAATTACGCTATTTCTGTTATCACTTGTTCTATAATATATTTTAAAATTGCCGGCGGGTAAACTACCAAACACGCCATCGCTAAAAATTAAATTAACTCTGTCGTCTATTCTAGTTTGAACAGCATATACGCTCTTTACACCTCTAAACAAACTATTATAGATGATGTTATTACCTTCAACTGCTTCTAATTTTGTCCATAGTTCTGATTCAGTTCCTGTAGAATCTGTACTGTATAGCCATATGTCAGTATTATTAATGTTAACTGAATCTATTGCAACTATTTGATTTGGTGTAGGATTACTAATTACAAATGCACCGTTATCTAACTTACCTTGTCGGAAGTGCATAAAGAAACCAGTATTTGAACTGCCGGCACCTTGACCATCGTCTCTGTATAAAAATGCAGGATTGTTTCCCGGCAAGGGTGGTTCTTCTACAATAGATCCGTTATAAATGTCAGTACTTACGATTTCAAACTGTGTGCTTATACCTTCAACATTTTTAGTAAAAGGAAACACAGGAGCATCTGTATTAGCGGCTTGAAATCTGTATTGCTGAGTTAATACTCCTGCAATATTTTCACTTTTAATTGGTCTGCCGTATGTACTATTTACTGGCAATGCTGCATTAAGAATTTTAACAAACTGTTCAAAATAATTTGAATTTCCTCTATCATTCCAACGAACAACTGTACCTGCAAGATTAAGACCAGTGCTGTCATAAACAGTCTCGCTGGTTTTTACAGTTTCAAATTTTAGCAAGCCGTTGGCTGCTTGATTACGTGTTGCGTTGTATGAAATTAAACGGGCTAAACGTAGTACACTTTCTCTGCGTTCAGCTGTTTCAAGAAAATTCTCTCTAGCATTAAGATCAATACGGAAACTTAAACTTTGTCCTAAAAATGCAATTAGATCAATTAACGCAAGGTATTCACTTGACTCAATATAATCATTATAATCTTCTGGATAATTTTGTCGTAGATAATTGATCATTGTACGACGCAGGTTGTCAAAGTCATAGCTTTGAAAATCTGCATTGCGGAAAGACTGATAGATGGTTTTCCAATCTTCAGTAGCTAATAATCTTGATTGTCTGTCAGTTGAAGACATACTCGTTCCCCTATATTAGATATTTATCAGTAGCAATTATCTGCTAACTTAATTATCCAATATTAGCGGCTTGATCAAATTTAAACTGAAGCTGTTCTGAAATGCTATAAGGAAGATATGAAATTGTACAGTCTACTGTAATACCAGATTCATAAGTATCTACAATAATTTCTTCAACTTTAACACGAGGATCATAGTTTATAATTTCACTAACATTGGTAATAATTGCTTGTTTTACCTGATTGGTAAAAGGTTCAAATAATAGATCCCAAATTATTGTGCCAAATGTTGGGTCTGATAGTTTTTCGCCTTGACGTATATGAAAATGGTTAATAATATCTTGTTTAATTAATTCAAAATCATATAGAGCATATCCTTCTGTATTTTGATTTACAGAAGAAAATCCTCGGTAGGCTCGGCCACGTTGGCCACGAGCTGGGCCGGAAGCTACAGTAACTCGTTTATAAAGATTTTTTTCTAATGTGCTCATATTGTATTTACCTTAAAAATTAACCTTCTTTTGGAGGACTTGGAGCATCTGTGCTAGTTGGTCTTCCTGTAACTGGAACATTGCCCGGCGTTGAAGCAGATGATGGAATAATTCCATCATTTTTAACTGGCCAACGGCCAAACTCGTGTCTTGCGGCGCTGAAATGCATAGCATCATCAATACTGCGCCAATCACCGCCCCAGCCTAGACCCCATTTTGCACAAAGTTCTCTAACTTTAGCCACAGGCATATCTGTCATAGGAGCACTAGGTGGACGAGGAGTATACATTCCGTTAGGAGCTTGGTTAACAACTCGTGGCGGCCAGTTGATATCAATCGCTGCACCGCTAGCATGGATACTCCATTTATTAGGATTACCATTAATCATACGTCTACTGTATCCGCCTAGTAGTTTAATTTCATAGCCTGCACCTTCTAGATCATCAATAAATCCCTGGAAGTATTCGTGGAAGCATTCGGCTACTTGTGCTGTTTTACCACCTTTTGATTTTAGGCCTTTTAATCTACCTTGGCCATTATAGCCTAGTGAACCTTCTGGTCCGGGGGCTGGACCTCCTGTACCGTCGCTGCCACCATATCCAGATCCGCTGCCGCCGCCTCTTGAACCGCTAGAAGTTTGAGTACCTTGTGTATTAGGAGTGGCGCCATGTTGTACGCCGTCGCCGCTATTACCAAACTCGTCTTTGTTAGCTGGACCAATCATACTCACAAATGTACTGGTTGCTGCTCCATCTCTATTTTTGCGGAAGGTATCAGGAGTTAATACTCTACTAGATAGTGCTAATTCACCTGCTCCTTCTCTGTCAGTTTGATCTGGTTTAAATCCAGGTGGATTTGTATTTTCGTGATGAGGCCAAGGCTCGTGTTGCGGAGCTCTTGTTAAAATACTTTCATATGATACTGCTTGCTGTGCTCCGGGTATAATATATGGTAAGGTATTTTGAGTTAATTTTGCAACAGTTTCTGCGTCTTCAGGTGGTGATGCTGTAGAATTTGCAGGCTCAGCTGCTGGGCCCGGAACAGACGAACCACAATTAAGATCAATTCTACCAGCATCTGCTGCAACTAACGAACCACCTAGTAAATGAATTCCTGTAGATGCTTTATTGTTAATGCTTGCAGCGGCTGTTAAACTTATATCAGCGCCTGCACTAGTATGAATAAAACCACCAGAAAGAAAATCCATAGTAGCTGCTTTATTTAAATATGCTGTTCCTGCTAGATCATTTATATTACGAGTAGCTTCTCTATAAAAACTATGCCCTGCTTTATGATAGGTATTAGTATCTGATGACATATTAATATTAGCTTTACTGTGCAAATTAAAATCAGCTTTAGCAGTTATTTTCATGTTTTGATCAACTACAACATGATAGTTATTATGTACTGTGGTTTTTAAATCTTTACCTACTTCAAAATTCATATTGAATTTGCTTTCAATTTGAACTCTGCCGCTTTCAATACCGTTTTCGCTTTCTTTGCCGTCTGAATATCTGGCCTGAGCTCGCATATTAATATTTCTACCAGCATCAATGTTAAAATCACGTTCAGCAGTAAAGTTGATATCTTGATCAGACATTACACTTATACTATCATACGCATAGATGTCAATTTTTCCGTCAGATGTTAGTTCTATCCAAGCCGTTCCTCTACTATTAGAAATATAAATTAAGTCTTCACTATTATGCAATAATATTTGATGACCTGTTCTTGTTCTTATACGAGTATGTTCGTTTTGGGGGATAGTTTCGTCACCGCCGGTTTCGCCGGCTACTTTATTGATATACAGCGGCGGACCATCAGCAGCATGAGTTGCTCTAATAAGATTAGCATCACCATCATCCATAACAAAACTTGTGCCACCGAGTCTATTATAAGGATAGTCAACTGACTCGCCTTCGGCACCGTATTTTGAAGTGGGGCTTTTATTTCGTTTATCTAATGGTCCAGGTGTTGAAATACCAAACACCATTGATGGAGCTTCTCTTCTAGCACTAGCTGTAGTTGTACCTCTAGCTTCGTCTAATAACAATCCTTGTACTTCTAGTACTTCTGTAAAATCTTTATTGTAAGGTTTTTCAAAAAGAGTAGGATCAACTTTTGCCGCAGTTTCAATTAATTTATTGTACTCTCCAACGGGTAATTTGACCCCTTTTAAATTTTCAGGTGTTTCTTTTGTTGTTAGTGTAGTTGCTGCTTGGCCTGCACCAGGTATTGTAAAATTCATTCCAATTTCAGGAATACAACCAATCCAATATCCGTAAGCTGGATTTCCTTCTGCAAATATTACTAGTACACGAGTTCCGACATCTGGTGGAATCATCCACATACCATAACTTTTTTGTGTGTACTGAAATCCATCGTTAGGAGTCAATCCTCGAACTGGTGTTACTCCGTAAAACGGACTTAGATAGCGTACTGTTATTAACTCTCCCGACCTATCAGGAGTTCCACCAGAACTAGTATTACGAATAAGTTCAACTTCTAACGTTCCCATATTCATAGGATCAAGATGATTTATAATAATTGCTTCGTAAGGACCAGTGTCTCTTATTGTTGTATCTGAAACTCTAGTTCTAGTATAGACATTTGGTGTTGGCATAGGTTATTCCTTAATTAAATGTTATACTAGGAGGAACTAACGACAAGTTAGAACTTATATTTGGTTGAGACAAATCAATATCTAAACTCTTAGCTTGAGAAACAATATTAGGAATAGTAGTATTAACTATAACTGCTAATTTAGATAATAGCCCTATATATTCAGAATCTTCACTTGCAAGACGATGTCTTTCACTTGTTGATAAACCGTAGGGCGATCCTAAATTAAGTTTTGATTGAATAGCATTAACTTTTCCTTCTGCTACAAATATAGTAGTAGTATTTCCGCTTGCTCTTGCTGCCGTTAATTCTGATTTAGCTGTTGAGAGATCAATTCTTAATGATGCGCCATATACTCCTGATTGATTACTTATTACTGTATTCATTGCATTTATAGTACTTCTAATATCCTGTTTTGCTTTATCAAGGTCTTTTTGTAATTTGAATGTAATATCTCGCTTGTTTGTTTGTTCTTGCGTAGGCTGCGTTGTACTACTACCTTGTGGAATAGTTCCTGGAACAGTATTAGGTATAACATTTGACCCAGGAACAGGAGGAGTAGGTAACGCAAGTGTTGGGTCTGTTCTACCAGTTAACCCGTTGCTAGGTTGTGCTCTATTAGGTGTTGTTCCTGGAATAGCCGCAGGAGGTATTCTGCCAGGTACTGTTAATAATGCAGCAGGATCGTATGGATCTCTAAATACATCAGAATATCTACCAGGTTGTGTAGCCACTTGGTCTCGAGTTTCTAATAATTTGTTTATTTCTTCTTGTGTCCAATTTTGTAAATCTTTTACACCGTCTGCTGGGGCTACACCAAGTTGTGATGCTGGGGTATTTGCTGCGGTTGCACTATTTCTTTGATTATATGCTGCAACTGATTCTGTTCCGTACAGCGTAATGTCTGTAACTTTTTTACCTGTTCTGAAATCATACCTATCGTCAAGAGGATCAATCACTTCATATACATAAACATTATCAGCAGGAGGTAACCCTTTTCGCTGAGGTGTTGTATTATTTCCATCTACACGGCGACCTGCTTGGGTGCCGCCGCCAGCAGCAAAATTTCCTAATTGCGCTTTAGGACTTTCGCCTGTAGGGTCATAAGCATTACTACCAGCAGCAGAACCATTATTAATTTCTACTGTTTTAGTTGTTTCTCCAGGGCCGCCTGCTCTAATGTCGATCAGTGCCTGAACAAAAGTATCTGGATTATGGTGTGCGTTGTTTAATCCATCACCTGCATAATAAGACTGTCCTTTTCTAATAGTACGACCTCCACGTGGTACGTCATAAGGTACAGGAATACTAGCAAATTCTTGTGCTAATTTAAGACAAAACTTCTGTGCATTTTCTAATTCAGATGCCCCGAGACTTTTTGCTTTAAATTGATTATACGATCTCATCATTTCTAATCGTTTTAAAATCATTGCATCTTGCACATCCGGAGTCATACGAGTCTGTGTTGGATCTACTCCTATAGCCTTTATACAGTCTATAAGTGGGGCTTTAATAAATTGGTATCTACCGCAGGCGCAAGATCTTGCGCCTGCTGCTAAGGTGTCGTCTTGCCATTTGCGCACTTCGGCCAATAGCATTTGATGGAGAGGTATTTCTCTACCGCCGTAGACAGTGTTGTAGCTCTTACCTTCGTGTTTAGATACTAAATCTAATAAATGTTTGTCTTGTGTTGTAACTTCTATAGTCATAAAAGATCCTTATTAACCCAGTCCAGTTGGCGGTCTTATACCTATTGCTCGTGCTTGTGTACTTACTCCTGATATAGCAGAATTGACTGAGGATTGGATGCGGCTAAGCCCACCTGTAAGAACAGACGCTTGTGCTGCTAACGATGAAGCTGTGCCGCTAACACCCGATAATAATGAAGAAGCTGAACCAAAGTTAGGCAATGAAACTCCAAGCGGACCATTTAATCCTTGTGCTTTTAACTTATTTGCTCCTGTTACTAAAGATGATACTTGTGCGTTTAGTGCTGCTAAATCAGTTGATCCTGCTGGGAGTTTTAAAGGAAATACTGAGGTTGTTAAGTTGGCTGTAATACCTAGTCTAGATGCTGTATCAATTGGTAATGATGATAGTGCAGCAGCATTATCTTTAAATGCTTCTTGAATTGAAGATGACGGATTAGTTACTATAGTATCAGTAGCGGCACTAACTGTACCTGTTGTTAATCTTTCTTGCGAATAACTTGCAAGCGATCCGGTCGCAGTATCTTTGTTAAGAACTTTTGATAATGATTCAGTAACACTAACAGTTGGTGGTCTAATTGGTTGTGCTTCGGGATTATCAGGAAGGTTTGCTGCTGGATCAGTAGAAGTAATATTTTCTCTAGTGCCGCCTTCTTGAAGTACGCCAGCTCTATTACCTGTAGTAGGCGGTGTGCTTTGATTTCTAATTCTAATCATTTTAATTTTATTTTTAAACTGAGCTTGTGAAAACGTATTAGTTACAGATATTACTTGATATACTCCGCTGAATGCAGGAACAGCCGCAGGAAAATCCATTATTGGCTTGCTTATGTAATAATCTAGCGGGGATCTAAAATTTATAAGAACATATACTTCGTCTCTCATAAAAGACATAGTACCGTCTCCAGTAACTGACGGTGCGCCTGGTGGCGAACTATTATTTCCAATGTCTGATGGTAGATAATAAGGATCGCCCCATATTTCCATTTCAGCAGTAATCATATCGCTAGGGCTATTAATTAACCTATCATAATATTCATCAGCGATAGCCCGTTTTGTTTTAGCTTGAGCTGTTCCAACACGAGTACCACCATTTTGAGGGCGGCTACCGGCAGCTTGTAATTCGCTGCCTCCTTGAGGCTCACCCGGAGCCGGATTGGGTCTATCACCTGTTGGAGTTACTCTAGTACTAGGTGGTGCTCCTGTAGCAGCTACGGATTGCCCTGTTCCTGTAGACGAATTTTGTCCAGCATCTGCTCTGATAGACATAAAAAATGCAGTATTAAACTTTATATCAAAGTTTAATACATCTTCATTTTTACCAGTATAATAATAATTATATTCTTTCTTTGATAAGGCTTTCAATTGATCAATGCTTCTTGGAGCTTGGTCTGACGGTAAGTGTCGAGCTTCATGGGTATAGAAAGGGTGAACTGCATAAACATATGTTTTTCTCGGACGACCAATTTCTGCTTCAATTGGGCCGCTGTCTCTTTCAAGGAAAACCATTGTTTCTAATCTAAAATACTCTGTCATGCCATTGGCTGGTTCTCTAGTGGTATTTTCATTAGCGTAAGTACTACTTTTTAAAACTTCTTCTATTATATCAGTAACTTTACAACCTTCGACAAAGTTAAACTTTCTTGCTTTTTCTGCAGGCTGTGTAGTTGGTCCAGGTTGAGCATTTCCTCCGGTTGGTGTGATACCTTCTGCAGGGCGTGTCTGTGCTTGGTTGCCGCCATCACGAGAGTCAGTTATTAATGTACTCAACCCAAGATTATTCATATTAGCAGTGTTACTTGCCCATGCTTTTAAAAATTTGTATTGGTTAGGTGCGTTAGGTGAGATAACTGGAATTTGTGCATTAGGATCGTTTGGTGAAGCCGTAGTAGAAGTTCCCTGACGTGCTTGAAGTTGTATATCAGGTGATGTTTCTGTAGCTAGTGCTGCTGATTCAACTTGTGCTGCTTGGATTGCTTTTTGTAAATCATCTCTGTTTTTAGGAAAACATATTAAGTATCTATCATATCCTTTAATAATTCTTCTATTTTCAAGATTCTCTATTTGGCTATTGATTGCATCAGTAACTGAATCTTTAGCATTTTCTAATATTTCGTGTACATAAGTTCCCTGTGAACTTATTGCTATTCTAGTTTTATTTACTACATCACTTAACGCACCTTCATTAAACGGAACAGCTTTACAATCATAAACACTACCCTGTTGAGTTACAGCAAAATCCATTTTAGTAATTCTGATGGGAATGTATGCAGGTTTAGCAGGAGTAATTGGTTTCTCTCCTCTCTCGTCCCAACCTAAAAACTCTATTTTTAAGCAAAAAGGCATTTGTGTATATTGAGCATATCCGGCTTCCATTGCACCAACTTCTAATGCTTCGAGCAGTTTGCCCATACTATAGGGTTCAATAATTTTAAAAGTAACGTTTGTTCCTAAAGCAGTGCCAGTATTAGGATTAGGCGCTATAACTGCGGCAATTTCAATGTCATCTATAAAATATTCTGCGTTTTCATTGCCTTCGTCTGCTGTTCTAATTCTGTTTTCGTAGGCTCCGCCGCCAGACCGGATTAAAACTTTTTTAAAGTTTTGACCTTCGCTTCTATATGAACTAGGACTATTGCTCTGGTCTTTATCAAGTACACCTAGTGTAATAATATAGTTGTGGTGATTAAATTGTCTTAAAGGATTCTCTATCCTTCCTGAAGAATTTGTTTGAATATTAGGATTTTTATCTCCGGTACCTTCTAGTGCTGCCATAATGCCGTTAGTATCAGGTTTAAACGATTCAGTATACGCTCTTGCAGTATCAAACGATCCGCCAACAGCACCTCTTACTTCTTGATCGGTTCTATTAGAAACTGTAACTTTATTAAATGCAGAAACTGAGCCTGCAACTCGTTGTCCAATTGATGATAACCCTTCAATACTAGATGCAAACGAGCTTAATCCGCTAGCAGATAATTTTCCAGCGATTAGACTGCTAATAGACAACGGATTGCCACTAGTATTTCCAAACATGCCGCCTAGAGATCCACTAAGTTTATTAATTGCGCCAAAGGCAGCGGTACCTTGACCAATAAGTTTTGCAGCACCTGATTGATCACCTAAAAATTGATTAGCGAGATTACCAATGCTGGCACCGCCTAGACTAATACTTGGTAAGCCTGATGCTGCTGATATATTCCTACTGACTGCATCAGTAGGTATTGAAAAATTAGAAGCGAGAGATGATGTAGATCGTGTTAGTGTATTCAGCGACGAGTTAACGCCGTTGATAGCAGACGACGCTGTAGAATTAAAATCACCTAATGAAATTGCCATTTAGCCTTGTCCTAAAAGTTTTGTTAATTTTTGACTCTGAGGTAAAAAGATTTTAGTACCTGCTATAAAATCATAGATTGGATCTTTTAACACATCTAAATTTCGTTGTGTAAAAATCCACCAAAGATCTTTTTGTCCGTAAAGATCATGTGCTAAAAGATCTGGTCTATGAGTATATGCTGGTGTTATTTCATATAGTATATCATCGGCTGCCGCAGGTATGGAGCGAATTTTTAATATATCTAGATATCCGCCATTGGGATTTAAAGGAGTTGTTGCGTAGGGTCCTAGTGATTTACTACTCATTATACAAATCCTTCTGGACGATTAACAAATCCGCCATTTGCAAATTTCTTAAGATCAAATCTTGACACTGCACGTCTAGCATAATTTGGAGTACAAGTTACTGTTATTGTTGACTTAATTGGAACGTAGTTTTGGGCTGGATCTCCTGGAACTGTTACAGGAATATAATCAACATCAGGTGGCATATCAACAGTAAAGTTTGTAATTAGTACAGGAATATCATTTAGCACATATTTTCCGTAACCGTTAAGGTGAGTTACCAAGGGTGGAAGTCCAACATTGTCTCCATTGCCATAAAACATTTTAGTCATAGTTCTTAAAAAGTGTACGCATGATATCCAATATAGTGCGTCAGCTTCGTTTTCGCTATAAAAATCTCCTGCAATTGTAATATTATCAGCACTGCTGCTCTGGTAAGCATTAAAGGGATAATTAGTATGTGTAGGCGTAATCTTAGCATAAGTTGCTGTATGGCCTAAATTTATTGTAGGATTGAAGGGAAATACCATTCTGCCTTTTGTACCATTGTCGCCCATAAACGAAGCAAATACAGGACTATCTGCAATTTCTGTCGGAACGCTTAAACTAACTCGCCAATCACCAGCATCAGACTTATCAGTTCTATTTGAAACGTCAGATGCTGCTATTGCCGGTACAAATCCTCTATCTGGTGGATTGGCTCCAACAAACACTCCTTGGGTAGCATTACCTACTCTTCTAAATGCGCCAGCAACATCTTTGCCATTGCCCAGTAGACTATCAACAATACTTGCTACCCTAGCAACCTTGTTAATTGTACTGCCAATACTGGTCCCTGCAAGTATACCGCCTGTGGATCTACTAAGTGTGCCCAGCGCAGAATTTAGGCCGCCTGTAACACTACCGATAGCAGAGGTAACGCTTGAAAAATTTGATGTTGCTGCTGATATAGCACCACCGATGTTAAAACTGTCAAATATGGACATAGGTAATCTCCTGTAAGTATTTAGTTGACAAAATTATCTATGTATATTATAATGTAAATTAGTATTGGAGACTTTGATGAAAAAGAAAAACTATTTAAACAATAAAGACATTCTAGCTGAAATCCACAGGTCTAAGAATACATTTTGTAGCTATGTTGCACCAGAATATAATAGCTATGATCTAATTTTGCTCAGTTTAGACAAAATTAATGTAAGAACTGTTGCAGAAGCTAAGAGAAATAAAGCCAAACAGCTTTCCCAAGAAGATTATGAATCTAGGAAAAGTTCAGGTGAAAAAGTAAAGCAAAGTGAATGTGAGATTGATTATAAAAAGATAGACAAGAAAGATCTTGTTTTTCGTATTATGACATTTGATCATGTTCCTGAAGAACTAGGCCGTAAAAAGAATCCAAAAACAATAGCTGATGGGAAAACAAAATTAAATTTTCCACCGTTTCAGCATTGGAAATTTGATGAGAATGATGAACTCATGTGCGTTGGAAAAAGCCATTGGATTGGTGGTATGGAGAATGGACACTTTTCTAAGAGTCACGGGTGTGCTACTAATACACTTGCAATGATGTGGATGAAATTGTGTGAGCGTTATGCTACTAGAGGTAATGTAAGAGGATACACATACAATGACGAAATGCGGGGACAAGCAATATTGCAACTTACTCAAATTGGTTTACAGTTTGATGAAAGCAAATCAAACAACCCGTTTGCTTACTACACAGCCGCAGTCACTAACTCATTTGTACGTGTTATCAACATTGAAAAGCGCAATCAAAACATTAGAGATGACATCCTTGAGATGAATGATTTAAATCCGTCGTTTACTAGACAGCATGCAGGTGAATGGGAAGCTGCTCAAAAAAGACACTCAGAAAGTAGCTCAGACTAAAAAAGTCTTGACTATTTTAAAAAACTAGCGTATACTAATATTAGGAATGAGGTAACAATTTTGTTCAAAAAGGCTGCGGTATTTACAGATATACATTTTGGGTTAAAAGGCAATTCTGTTGTTCACAATAACGATTGTGAAGAATTTATAGATTGGTACATTGACCAAGCAAAATCTAACGGTTGTGAAACTGGAATTTTTTGTGGCGATTGGCATCATAATCGCAACAGTCTTAACCTAGCAACCATGGATGCTACAATTCGTAGCATGGAAAAACTTGGTGCAGCCTTTGAACAATTTTATATGTTCGTTGGCAATCACGATATGTACTATAAAGATAAACGTGATATTAGCTCAACTGCATTTGGTAGACACATTCCTGGTATTACATTTATTGATCGCATTACCGTTGAAGGTGATGTTGCACTTGTACCATGGCTAGTAGGGGATGAATGGAAGAATATTGAAAAGATCAAAACAAAATATATGTTTGGTCATTTTGAACTTCCTCATTTTTATATGAATGCTATGGTACAGATGCCAGATCACGGAGATCTAAAAGCTGAGCATTTTAAGCATCAAGACTATGTGTTTAGTGGTCACTTTCACAAACGACAAAAGCAAGGTGCTATTCATTATATCGGTAATGCATTCCCTCACAACTATGCTGACACGTGGGATGATGAACGTGGGATGATGATACTTGATAAAGAAAATAGCAAAGCACCTGAATATATTGATTGGCCTAACTGCCCTAAGTATCGCACAGTAAAACTTAGTAAGCTGCTAGATAATCCTGAAGAAATAATGAAAGCAAAAATGTATCTACGCATTACGCTAGATATTCCGATTTCTTATGAAGAAGCTAATTTCATTAAGGAAACATTTATGTCTCAATACAGTTGTAGAGAGATCACATTAATTCCTCAAAAGCAACTTGAGGAAATTACTACTAATTTAGACATCACAGGGTTTGAGTCAGTGGATCAAATTGTTGCAGGCGAAATTGCAGAACTTGATACTGATAACTTTAACAAGAAAACTCTTTTAGAAATTTATCACGGGCTATAATGACAATAAAAATTAAAGACCTTACAGTAAAAAACTTTATGAGTGTGGGCAACCAGACTCAAGCTGTTAACTTTAACAAGGTACAGCTAACTCTTGTGC